ACGCTGCATTGCCCAGCAGCCATATCCACGCCTGAACGCGCGTGTACGGTTCGCCCGCCAAGATCGGGTGAGAGAACACGCCGCGGTGCACGGCGAAGACGCCTTCGTCGGTCATGCTGGCTCCCGCGGTCGCAGGATCAGCCGACAGCCGCGCGGAGCATCGCCCCACACGACGCGGAGCTCGCGCAGGTACCGCTTGTCGTCGTTGACGATGAGCCCAAGGCGCCGCGCGTAGTCGATGAGGCTCTTGATGCCGTTGTCCAGATCGATACGGACACGGCGCTCGTCGAGAACGATCACCACCTCAAACTGAGCCAGGATATTCTTGGGTAGACGACCGCCAGCCCATGCGATCGTCACGAGCTCATCGGCGGCCTTGTGCCACTTGGCGGTGATGCGTTGGCCAGCGCGGTCAATCCGTCGCGTCTTGTTGACGGAAGGCGGCGGCGGCAGGTCAAGCTCAATATCAATCGGCGCCCCGAACGGGCGATCGATCATGCTGGGTGCATTCACCGCGTAGTCCCCGACTTGAAGCCAAACCCCCACCGCGAAAAGCGGCCTCACGCGGACAACGCAACGAACAAAAAAGCCTTATGCGGAGCGGTTAATCGCGCTTCGTGATCTCGTGAAGGATGGCGGTAAGCAGGATGCCGGGCGGCTCGATCTCGCCGGAGAGCCATCGCGCGGCGGTGCGTTCGGTGCTGTCGGCGATGGCCGCAAGGTGTGCCGCGGTTTTGAGCGGCCATAACGCCTTGGCAACAAGGCCGAATTTTCGACTGACAATTTTGTCAGTTCCCTGACGGAACTGTCCTTGGATTTCGCGTGCGACGATTTCGGGATTCCCGAATACTCCGTGCATGACATGGCCCCTGAATACACAATTAAAACTTTACAGAACTCGGTTGTGGCGGAGGTATTTCGCGCCACCGCTGACGCGCGCTTTTGATGCATGGCAAGTGCATCTTTTGTCGACGCCCTCCAAGATTTACCTTGCGCAATCCCACCGTGCCGCGCTTGCATTGGGCACGGGCGACACAAACAAAAAAACGACACGGAGCAAAGTAAATGGGAGATCTGGTTGTCTTCGCGGTTCGTCATGCGCGGGCCTCTGCCGCAGCAAATTTGAAAAGCCCGATGTCGACCTCACGGCCGCGCAAGCGGGCCTCGTCCGAAAAGATCACGAAGAACTCAGGCGGGATGAAACCGCGCGTGCGCCAGTTGGACACGGCCGGCGGAGTGACACCCGCCTTGGCTGCAGCGGCGGTGGTGCCGCCCATCACTTCGATGAGCTCGTCGATGTCGCGGATCGCTTCCATACCGCAACCATATTCACAAGGCGTGAACCGGTCAAGGGTTCACGGTGAAATCATGGTCACACTCTGTGAATTTCCCCAGACTGTGCCGATGCCAATGGACCGGGCTGGGGTAAAAATCAGGACGCGGCGCATCAGGGAGGCGATCGGCAAGGGGCCGACGCAGCTCTCGGAGGAACTCGGCCTATCTCGGAACTCGTGGACGCAGTACGAAGATCCCAAGGATAAGCGCTGCATCACCCTCGAAGCCGCGATCCGGCTCAAAGAGGCCTACGGCGTATCGCTCGATTGGCTGTTCCTGGACGACCGTTTAGCGTCCCTCCCGGACCAGCTAGTGCGGGAACTGCGCAAAATCTCCCAGCGGGCTTCCTAATGGCGGCGGGGGCCATCCTAGCGCGGTTGGTCGTGCTGGCGGTTCTGATCCTGTCGATCGCCGCCTATTTCCGCTTTGAAATAGTCACCGCCGGGACGGCCGGCGGGACCGTCCTCTACCGGCTCGACCGCATCTCGGGACAGGTTTCGGTCTGCGTGCCGTCCGGCTTTCGCCTGGTGTGCTCCCCACAAGAACTTTCACAGGCTGTGAACAAGTAGCTTGACGGTTCACGCGACGTGAACTACGATGCTCTCCTACAAATCGGGAGGGCACCATGCCGCAGCCACCGCTTTTCTCACTCGACGGGTTCCTCAAGGACGTCCTAGTCGGCCAGGAGTCGGTCAGGAAGCTCGCTACGTTCGTCGAATGGGAGGATGACCCCTCACAGCCCGGGCGTCGCGCCTATCGCATCAGTGGGGCCAGCAAGGCCGCTGTGCAGGGCGTCATTGACCGTCTGACCCGCGGCGTCGAGGACGCCGGAGGCTGGGCCAATTTCATCGGCCCGCACCCGATCGAGGACGGCTCCAAGTTCGGCGCGCTCGGCGAGGTGATGGAAACTGCGGAGGCCGCGGCTTGAGCCCGGCGCTGCGCATGACCGCGATCACCCTCACCCTTCTCGCCGCGACCCCGGCCGGCGCCGCTCCATTCGACGCCAACGGGAACCCGGCGCGCGTCATCGGTGGCAGGCCGGCTGGCTGTCCACACGCATATTGCGGCTGCTCGGCGTCGCTCTACCTGTTCGGGCGCATCATTCCGGCCCTCAATCTCGCGGCGAACTGGCTGAAATTCCCGCGGGCGCATCCGGCGCCGGGGATGGTCGCAGCTCGCCGGCACCACGTTTTCGTTCTCCTGCGCCATGTGACCGGCCACCGGTGGTTTGTCCACGACGGCAATTCCGGTCGGCACCTGACCCGCGAGCACGTCCGCTCGATCGCCGGCTACGTCATCGTCGACCCATCCACCAAACTCGGAGCACTGCAATGAGCCCGCTCGTGCGCGCCATCGAGAACAGTTTGATCATCCAGGGCATCGCCCTGCTGTTGCTAGGTGCAATTTGGTACGGCGTCTGGGTGGCGTTGCCATGAGCATCCAGTGGATGATGTTCGGCACCGTAGCGCTCTACGCGCTCGTGCTGATCGCCGCGTTCCGGAGGGCCGACCTGTGACCCTCCTCACCTTCGTTCTCATCATCGTTGCACTGACCCTCGGCTACGCGGTCGAGCGCATCACCCGCGAGGAAATGCAGCACAGCATCGCCCGCAGGCATTTCGGGGGTCTCTGAGTGTCGAAATGGAGCATGGGATACCGGCGCAGCCATAAGTGCGTCACCGCTGCACTCACGATCGAGGAATACGTGCAATTCGTTGCGATGGCGCGCGCGGCCGGATTGGCACCGTCGACACTCTGCAAGCAGATCGTCCGGGCGGCAATCACGGGCGGCATGGTGCCATTGGTTCCTGAGCAAACCGAAGAACTGGAAACAGCATGATCGACAAGTCCGGAATTTACGTCGATTTCGACGAGGCGGCATACTTCCGAGATCCCTGCCCGGAGCCATCGCTGACGCAATCGATCGCGAAGATCCTGATCGACCAATCGCCGGCACATGCAAAGCTCGAGCACCCCCGCCTCACGCCGAGGGTGGCTGAGAAAGAGCCATACGTCCGCGCGAAGGCGATCGGCAATGCGGCGCACAAGATCATGACAGGCCGCGGCCGCGAGCTCGCCATCGCCAAATTCGACAACTTCAAGAGCGGCAAAGCACAGGAGTTTCGCGACGAGCAGGCGGCGGCCGGAAAGCTTGTGGTGCTCGCCGATGACGTCGAGACCGCACACAAGATGATATTCGCGGCTCACGGTCAGCTTGAAGCGCTCGGCATGATGCACGCCTTCAACACAATCCAGAGCCCGAAAAGCGGCGAGGTCGTGATCGCGGCCGAAGTGGACGGCATTTGGCTGCGGTCGCTGGTCGACTGGGTGCACACGACGGTCGAGTTGTTCGACTATAAGTCAACCGGAATGTCGGTGGCACCGCACGCCGTGCCGGCAATGATGGCGTCCGCCGGCTGGCCGATCCAGGCCGCGATGCAGGAGCGCATCCTCGACCTGATCGACCCCGACAACGCCGGCCGCCGCAAGTTCTATTTCGTCGCGCAGGAAAACTACGAGCCCTACGCGCTGACGGTCCACCTTATGACCGAGGGGACGATGACGATGGGTCGGAAGATGCTCACGCACGCGGAGTCGATCTGGCGCGCGTGCATGGAGATCGGCGAGTGGCCGCTCTACCCGGCGATCGTGCACACGCCAGAATTTCCCGGCTGGAAAGAAAGCCAGTGGCTCACTCGCGAGGTCGAGCACGAGGAGCGCCGGCAGAAGGGCGACTTCAACCCGAACATTCTGATGGCAGGCTGACATGACCCTTTCATTTTTGCCAGCCAAACGCGAACAGGTTTCGCTCCTTGTCGCCTTCGCCGGGGCTAGCGGTTCCGGGAAAACCATGTCGGCCCTTCGTCTCGCGAAGGGCATGGCACCCGGCGGCAAGATCGCATTCATCGACACTGAAGCCCGCCGCGGTCTGCACTACGCCGAGCAGTTTGAGTTCATGCACGCCGACATGCGGCCACCGTTCCGGCCGGCAGCGTTCGTCGAGGGCATCAAGGCGGCAGAAAAAGCCGGTGCCGAGGTAATCGTGATTGACAGTTTTTCTCACGAATACGACGGCGAGAGCGGCATCATGGATTGGGCCGACGAGCTCGCAGCGAGCGGCGTCAAGTCGCCCGGCAACTGGAAAGAGCCGAAGGCCGCGCACAAGAAGATGATGCAGGCCATCCTTCAGTGCCGCGCATCGCTGATCTTCTGCCTGCGCGCCGACGAGAAGATCGAGATCATCCGGGAGAACGGCAAGACGCAGGTCCGGCCGCTCGGCTGGGTGCCTATCTGCGAGAAGCGGTTCATGTACGAAATGACGGCGAGCTTCACACTCACGCCGGATCGCCCAGGCGTTCCGCATTTCGATCTGCCGCACAAGCTGCAGTCGCAGCACCGCGCGATGTTCTCCGACACCGCGCCGATCTCCGAACAATCAGGCCGCGCGCTCGCCGAATGGGCGAAGGGCGGCAAGGCTCTGCCGCGGACGCAGGCTCCTCCCGAGCAGTCAGCGGTTAACTCGGCCGTCTCTGGCTCCGAACCGGAGACGGCCGGTCTTCCTCTCGAAGACATGGCGCGCGAGGCGGCGCAACGTGGACGCGATATGTTTGACACGTTTTACAAATCGCGGTCGCGAGACGAGCAGGCGATATTGCGCGGCATGAAGGCCGATCTCGAGGCGTTGATGCCGTAGCGCAGATGACACGGCTATGGGGTCTGCGTCCCGCGATAACAGCCAGTTAATCACTAACAGGAGAGACTATCTATGCTTCCTGACTTCCCGGAATTTCAGAAAATCCCGCGCCTCTCGCGCGAGTGCGTCGTCACAGAGAAGATCGACGGCACGAACGGTCTCGTCTTCGTCACCGAAGATGGCGACGTATTTGCGGGAAGCCGGTCGCGTTGGGTCACGCCGGAAGACGACAATTACGGTTTCGCGAAGTGGGTTGCCGGAAACAAGGACAATCTGCTGAAGCTCGGCCCGGGTCGGCATTACGGCGAGTGGTGGGGCCACGGCATCCAGCGCAACTACTCGCAAACCCGCAAACGGTTTTCTCTGTTCAACGTGTCGCGCTGGCGAGACGACGCCGTTCGCCCTACCGCCTGCGATGTTGTTCCAGTGCTCTACGAGGGTCCGCTAGAGGAATATGGGGTACTGAAAGGCGTGAAGTCTGCCCTTGCGCGCCTTCAGCAGGAGGGCAGCGTGGCGGCTCCGGGCTTCATGAAACCTGAAGGCATCGTCATCTTCCACGCGCAGGCCAATCTTCTATTCAAGAAGACGCTGGAGCGTGACGACGAATGGAAGGGAAAGCAGACCAAGGCCGCGTGATGAAAAGCCCGGGTAGCTCAGTGGTAGAGCAGCCGCTTTGTAAGCGGAAGATCGGTGGTTCGAATCCATCCCTGGGCACCACACGCTTAATGATTGAACAACGCACATGAATGACCCGTTTGCAGAACTCCCAAAAGGCCACTTCGGCGCGATCCTTGCGGACCCGCCGTGGCACTTCGACGTGTGGGCCGAAGGCAGCGCGCGGAACGCCTCTGCAAAATACAAGACCATGACGGCTGACGAGATCGCCGCAATGCCGGTCGCTGATTTGGCGGCCCCAGACTGCGCGCTATTCATGTGGATGGTCTGGCCACGTCTGCATGAGGCCGTGAAGGTGATCGAGTCGTGGGGCTTCACCTACAAGACGTGCGCCTTCAACTGGATCAAGGCCAATACGAGCCAGATAGATATGTTTCGTGAGGACGCCGACGTGTTCGCTGGCATGGGATACTGGACGCGGGCCAACTCCGAAGCATGTCTTTTGGCCACGCGCGGCAAACCGAAGCGGCTTAATGCTGACGTGCGGCAGGGCATCATTGCCCCGCGCCGAGAGCACAGCCGCAAGCCGGATGGCGTCCATGAGCGTGTCGAGCGGCTAGTCGGCGGCCCGTACTTGGAATTATTCGCACGTCAGAAGCGCGCTGGCTGGACAGTATGGGGCAATCAAACTGACAAGTTTGCGGCGGTCGATCCGGCGCAGGCCAGATGGGACGCTATGTGGTCGGAGCCATTTTACAAAGATGCCGCCGAATGACCACGCGGCTAACG